AAGGTAATCAGCAAGATAACTCTTCTTCTACGGGGGAGCTTGTAGCTGGTGACAATGTTGAATTTGAAGGTGAAACCTATACTGTTGCTGAGAATGGTGATCTAGTTGACAAAGATGGTAAAGTCTTTAAAGAAGCTAAAGATGTAAAAGAATGGATGGAATCTCTTCAGGAAGAAACTGATGATACTATTAATCTTGAAACTATTCAGGATGCTTTCGGTCAGACTATTGTTGGAGAAGATGGAAAACCTGTAGAATTTACAAACGATGCCGCTGGTGTTCAAGCTTATGTTAAAGCTGTAGTAGATTTGCAGCGTAATGAAATAGCTGAAGGTGCTGTTAATAAGTTGTATGCTGATAATCCTCTGCTTAAGCAGTTTATTGATTATGTTCAGGTTAATGGTTCTCCTCGTGGTTTTGGTGAGCTTCCTGATAGAACTGGTTGGCAAATTGATAAAGATAATGCAGCTCAGCAAGAAACTATCGTTCGTATGGCAGCCAGAGAATTTGGTAATGCTTCTTTGAATGACAATTACATTAAATATCTTAAAGACACAGGTGGTCTTTATGATGAGGCTGTAAATCAACTTAAGGCTTTGCAGGATAAAGATAAGACTGTTAAAGCTGAGATTGAACAGCGTGCTAATGCTGCTCGTGCACAAGAGCAACAAGAAATTGAAACATATTGGAATAAAGTTAATGACGTTATTAACGGCAGAACTATTGCTGGATATAAACTGCCTGACAGTTTTGTTAAAGAAGTAGATGGTAAAAAGCAAACTCTAACACCTACAGACTTCTATAATTATCTTAGTAGGCAAACTGAAGTTGATGCTGATGGTAACAGAATTACTGGATATCAGAAAGACCTAGCAAATGAATCTGATGATGATTATTTAGCTCGTGAGCTAATTACTGCTTGGCTTATGTTTACTGGTGGTACGTATAAAGATTTAGCTACTATGGCTATTAAGGAGAACGAGGTTCGTACTCTTAAACTTAAATCAAAAGAAAATCGTGCTCATAAAACAGTAAAAGTAACTAAGCCTGCTAGTAAATCTTCAGTTGATGATATTGTTCTAGGTTAATCACAACTAAAGTTTAATAATTAATTAAAAGTTATGTACAGACTTAGAGAAGTAAAACGTGGCACTTATGATGACCGTGGTTACTCTAACGAGGAAACCATTGCTAATCTTGCCATTACTAAAGCTGCGGAAATCAACAACGTTCTGACTTATACTTACGGTTATGACGATGATAGATTCCCGCTTACATTCTTGACAGAGGGTCAGGGTTCTATCGGTACAGTTGATATTGACACAGTTCAATGGACTTGGAAGACTATGGGTCGTACTAAGTTTAATGACTATGTTCTTTGGTTCAACACTGCAAATACTACTCCTGGTAAGGGTGGTGCTCAGTTTGAGGTTGAATTTGCTACTCATTGGTTTATTGAGCAGTATGGTTTGATTGCACCAGATGGTATGACTCAGGTTCGTATTATGAAAGACCTTGGTCCTGGTGCTCATGGTGGTTATCTCTATAGACTTCAGATTACTAGTCCTAATCCTAATGCTTTTGTAGACCCAGACCTGCTTGCAGCTGGTAAGTATTGGACTCTTAGCGCTCCTACTATTCCTGAGAGTTATTCTAAGGGTAATCGTAGTAACGTTATGGGACCTGGTAAGATGACTTCTCAACTTGAGTTCCACCGTTATTCTAAGGAAATTGCTGGTAATCTGAGTAACGTTATTGTTACTTATGAGTTTAGAACAAAGAATGGTGGTACTACTAATCTTTGGATTAACGAAGAGATGCGTCAGCATGACCTTCAGATTCGTGTTATGGATGAGGAACGTCTTTGGTTTGCAGAGTATAACCGTCTTGAAGATGGTACTATTCCTCTGATTGACCCTGACAATGGTAATCCTATTCCTCATACTGCTGGTATGCAGCAAATTTGTCGTGAATCTAACTACGATACTTATGGAGAGCGTCTTACTCTTAATAAGTTCAATCGTACTATTGGTGATGTTCTTGATAAGTCTACCGATACAGGTTCTATGGAAGTAGTTCTTGGTTGTGGTAAGGGCTTTGTTGAGGACTTTGACCTTATGATTCGTGAGGATGCTAAGTCAGAAGGTTTCCTTACTCCTCTTGGTGATAAGATGATTGAGGAAACTGAAGGTGGTCTTTCTTATGGTAAGTACTTCCGTCAGTATAAGACTGTTGATGGTCATACTATTACTCTGAAGACTCTGTCATTCTTGACTAAGGGTTCTCTTGCTGATAGTGACCGTGCTAACGGTAACATTCATCCTCGTACTGGTCTTCCTATGTGTTCTCACCAGGCATTTATGCTTGATATGAGTACTTATGAAGGTGTTCGTAATATTCGTAAGGTTCGTCAGAAGGGACAGATTTATCATCAGGGTGTTCTGAAGGGTCTTACTCCTATTCCTGCTTCTTGGGGTGCTGTTCCTAACAATAGTATTTCTACTACTGTTGATAAGAGCTCTTACGAAATTAAGAACTCTTATGGTCTGCAAGTGAACAACGCTACTAAGATGATGCAATTGAAGTGTGTTCTGTAAATGTAAATAATTAATAGATTTAAACAATGGATAATATTAAACCTACACCACAGGCAAATCCTGCAAATGTTAATGGAGGTAAGACAGTAGCTGAGAATACTGCAGCTAAAGAAGCCGAACTTAATGAGCCATATCTCGATAAGCGTACTGTGACTATTGCTCCTGTACAACTTTTCTCAGCTTATCGTAACGCTAACAAAGCTAGCATTGGTCCTCGTAAGACTGTTATTGGTAGTTCTATTAACTCTAGTCGCATTCTTTCGTCTAATAAGGGTGAAGTTGAGGCTTATTTCCCTGAACTTATCGGTATATCTCCAAGTCATCAAGAATTTACATCTCACGTTAAGGCTTACCTTAATAATATTTCTTTCAATGTTAATGAGAAGGGTACTCCTCTGAATATCTCTTTCCGTTATAATCATAAGAAAGATTATTTGAAGATTAAGGAACAAGAAGATAAGATTAATGCCAAAAGAGATGCTGTTGCTAGAAACAACACATCTGCTATTAAGGATGCTATTAAGGTTTGGGTGACTGAAATTAATGAACTTGAATCAACCAAATATCTTTATGGTCGCCCAGAAAATATTGAAGACTATCTTATTTATCGTCATTGTGTTCTTTATCGTGACGTAGCTAAGGATATTTCTTTGATTAATTCAGATGCTTCTCTTAGATTCTATATCCGTGATGAAAATAAAGAAGCAGAGCGTGCTAAGAGACTTGTTGATGAACGTCGTAAAGCTATGCGTAACTTCCTTGCACTTGAGGCTAGTGACAAGAAACGTAATGCTGTTTACATTCAAATGATTGTTAATAATAACGGCAATGTTGGTGAAGCTATGCTTAAGTCTGCAGACGAACAAGTTTCTGCTCTTATGTCTTTCCTTAATGAAAATCCTGATAAGTTCAACAACTTGTTTGAAGATAAGAATGTTGAAATGAAGGCATTTATCGAAAGTCTTATTTCTAGAGGTGAGCTTATACGTCCAGAATACAATCAACAGATTTCTACAGCTGATGGTACATTTATTGGTAGTAATATGAATGAGGCTGTTGCTTATTTCAATAATCCTAACAACAAATCTGTACTTGAGGCAATGCAGAACAAATATAAGTTATTCTAAATATTCTGAGTTATGACAATAGCGGAAATGCACGTATGGTTTAGACAATATGCTACTCAAATGGGTATGCAGAATGTTCGTGCAATCCTTCCAGAACAGATTGACACTCTCATCAATACGTCTATTAAGGACACTATTGATGAGGTGGTCAATCGTAATGTCGGAACAACTAACGATAGAATCATTACGGATAACGCTAAACTTGCTAACATTAATGCACTTCGTACCCTTTATAAAGTAAAAACGTATACTGTTCCTAGTGGAGGTACTGTTAATTCTTACAAGAATACTCCTCTTACACTAGATTCAGATACTATTCTAGGTGAAGCTAAAGCATTATATTTTGTTGATTTTTCTATTAGATATGCTAATGGAGCTTCAGCTACAAGATGGTTTCCAATTCGTATTATAGACGATGCTTATCTAGCAGATGTTCTTAACGATTGGGTTCTTTCTCCTCGTATGCGTACACCAGTTATGGTTGTATATGCAAAAGATGGTTCTGTTGAAGCTAGTACTTTAGAAATCTATTTAGGTGAGAATGATGCTACAGGTATGTCTACTTTGGCTGATACTCTTACTGTTAAAGATATCAGAATGTCTTATATTAAGAAACCTAATGAAGTTAAGTATTTGACTGATATTGGTGGAACTAACGTAGATTCTGATCTTCCTGAGCAACTTCAAATTCCTATGCTTAAACATGCAGTTGACCTTTATAGAATTTCTATCCAAGGTTCTCTATATGCTAATCAGCAGAATGCTCAACAAAATCAACAAGAGCTTGTTAGAAATAATGCTCGTCCTGATAATGATGGTTATCAATCTTAAATTAAATTTATAAACGATGAAACAACTTCTTATTGTAAATAGTGCTAAGGCTCTCAAGACTGGTGTTGCTGATGACTTGACTGTCCTTGATGAAGGTCAGATTGGTTTCTTCCATCTGAGTCCTGATGCTTCGGGTGCTAATGAAGGTAAAGTTACATTCTTTAATACAAAGCCTACTGATAACTTTGGTATTGCTTTGGGTAGAGGTGCTAATGTTCCTGCTTTCGTAATTCCTGAGGTAGATATTAATACTCTTAATGTTAACTGTGCTGCTCCTGTAGCTGGTACAAAGTTCAAGGGTGAGATTACAATTCCTGCTCCTGCAGAAGGTGATGATTTCACATTGACTATTGTTAAGAAGGGTACTGTTGCTGGAGAACGTTATCAATGGAATGTTACTGATACTCGTCGTGTTGGTAAGTCTATGTCTGCTGCTGATATGGCTAAGTCTCTTGGCGATCAACTTCAGGCTATTGCTGATGCAGGTTCTCTTAACATTAAAGTTACTGTAGCTTCTGCTAAGATTACAGTTGACGGTATTAATATTGGCGAGCAGTTTAATCTTCTAGCTGGCGATGACTTGTTTGGTACAACTGTAACAATTACTGAGGCTAAGCCTAATATTGGCGACACAGCTTATATTCAGGATTTGGCTCAGCGTTGTGCTGCAGGTAAAGGCTTTGTATATCTTGCACAGTCTTCTAAGGATATCTATCCTGG